CCACGAAACAATCCATCAACGGCACCAGCAAGTTCGCCAATATCCTTTGCTGTGTTAATTTGACTTTTAATAAAATCTACACTCTGTTTGACCAGAGCAATTCCTGCTAAGGTTTCAGCAATCATTGGTTAGTTCTCTCTCTCTATTGTATTTTATTACACTAATATTTATAAAAAACGTCTTGACAAAAAGGGTATAATGCAGTACAATAAATATAACAAATAAGGATTCTTTACATTATGCAAAAGTTAACAGAATACCAAGAACTACTTGTAATTACAATGGAGGAGTGTGGTGAATTAATTCAGGCCTGTTCCAAAGCATTGCGTAGACAAGACATTGATGATCAAAATCTAAGAGATGAAATTGGTGATGTTATGTGTATGATTGAACTTATGCAAGAGTGGGATATAGTTGGTTGGACAGAGATTGAAAATCGTGTTGAACATAAACGTGATAAATTAAAACAGTGGAGTGGATTAGTAGATGACGAAGATTGAAGATGAAATGGAAAGTTCTGTGCATGATTGCTGGTCGATCACCACAGACATTACAACTATTCTAAAATATTCAGATGACATTACCAGAGACATACAGTCTTTAACAGATGTATATGATGTTAAGTTCAGAAAACTCATGGATGAAGTAGATCAACTACTAGATGAGCTACACAATGTGCGTGACACATACGATGAACTAAAACCTATCTTTGATGAGAAAGATGGTGATACATCAGAAGTAGATAAAGACCTATTCGGAAATCCAGTGGATTTGCGTATAGAAGAAGATGCAAATATTATTTTTGGATCATTTGGAGATAAAGAAAATGACAATTAAGAGTAAAGGCCCAGCATTAGTCAATGACGTAGACCGTCTGGTTATACTGCTAGAAGAAATTGCGTATGCAGAATCACAATTAAAACCACAGGACACAGGACATATTTCCACTGCAATCGGATGGATGCAGAAACGAGTCATTAACATTAAGGAGAGATTAGATGCAAGTGCTAAGTGAGTACTATGGAGAAAATAAAACTGCCACTGTCAGAAAAGTTACCACGAATGGTAATACTTTGTTTGAAGTATTGTGGGGAGATATGTCAGTAGGTATGTGCGCTACTGAGCAAGAGGCAGATAATCTTGCAGAAAATTACGCACTTTCCGTAAACGTAGAACGAGGATAATATTATGAAGAAGTCAATTGTTAGTGCAACAGCTCTATCATTCATGCTTGTGGTGTTTAACATATCTCCAGCATTTGCAGATACCCAAGTACAGGATCATTACAAAAGTGTAATTCATAAAACACCAGACGTTGTAGAGGTGTGTTATGATAAGAGTGTAAGTGGTGATAAAACTGGTGATGCTATTAAAGGTGCAATCCTTGGTGGACTGCTTGGTAACAACATCAAGGGTGAAAAAGATGGTGGTGCTATTGGTGCAGTCATTGGTGGTATGCTTGGTCATGCCAACAGTAACGCAGCTGGTGGTACTCAAAGAGTATGTCAGATGGAAACACGTTACACAGAGGAACGTAGAACTATTTACTCACATAGCACGATTAACTTTGTGTATGAAGGTAAACAATACTCACTTAAATTCCAAAAGTAATTTTTAAAATAGATGTGACATAATAACTCATCATTAAAAAATATAAGTTTAGGACAATTCTGTTGTCCTTTTTTTTATAAATACAAATGTAAGAAGGGGTAAATTCTTCTTACACTATCCTCAAAAAATAGTTTTACATATATCCCAAAGGAGAACGATATGTCTGTGATGGCAATCAGTTCGTATGCGTGTGAAGTATGCGACAAAATCAATAAACTATTTAAGTCTGTAATATTATCTGTTCAAGAATCTCGACAATTAGAAGCAAATGCCAAGATTGCCTATCTTATAAAACATGAATATCATTATCACACACTTGAATCACTAATCAACGAAATGAATATGAAAACGAAGCGAGAGTACAATGTTAAACGTAATCAAATTAATAATTACTAAATTTAAAACATTTGGTAACAATCCATTTCTTTATGCACCAGAAAAAAATTATATGAGAGGTAAAAAATAATGAAAAAATTTTTAAAAGAACTACTGTCGTTTAATTTGTATACAGGAAATCCAATCAAGTATCGTGAAAGATACAGCACAATTGCTGAACACGAAAAGCGTTTGGTTGAAGAAGTAAATGGTTTTAGGAAAAGAAGTAATGTTTAGTCATTCAGTGTGGATTTCAATCCAAGCAAGTAGACTTGCTCAACAAGGAAAATATAAAGAGGCAGCTGCCCTTATGGATTCCTTGAAGAAATAATATGTTCCTTTAGTTCATTATAACCACCAATGTGCAGTTCCCCATCCCAAATTTGGGGAACTGTTTTAAGATTCTTCAATCTCAACATTGCAAGTGCTTGTGCGTTATCTTTTATATTAATTTCCTCAAACTCAATGTTTTTTTCCATCAATGTAATCTTTGCAAGCTCACAATAACTGCAACCATCCTGTGAATATACTTTATACATTATTTACCCTGTCCTCTATAAGCCTTAAAGCTTGATCGTTTCTTTTTATTCATCATAGAAACTGACGGACTCCTACCAATACTTGTTTTCTTTGGTGGTTTTGGGTTGTAGATTGATGCGGTGTAAAGTGTTTTGGCCATTATCTTTTCTCCATAAAAAACTATTTATACCTTGACATATAACCATTTTACTGGTATTATAAGTACATCATAAATTATCCAAAGAAAGTATTTTTACATGACAAAAAAATCATATGTTGCACCAAATAACTACATACCACCAGCAGTCAAACGAGCAAAGGATATTGCACTATACAAGAGTCCTAAATCAACTGCTGAACTTCTGGAAGAACGTCAAACGATATTAGACATCAAAGGTAAGTTAAATAAAGATGGACGAAATCGTCTTGTGAGAATTGAGTCTGTTCTTGTTGCCAGAGATCAGGCTGCAAAGAAAGAACTAGAACGACTTTCAATACAGGCATAATTTTGGAAAGACTGACATGACAAATGACAATCACATTGAGGTAGAAAACCAACTATTAAGACCATTCGGGCCTGGCATCTTGGATGTAAAAATTCCAGATCACATGATCAAAAAACTTATTGAAATGACTGATGACAATTCCACTCGTAAAAACATGGACAGTCGATTAGCAGGACAAATTAAATCGGAACCAGAACTGTCAAGAGAAGAGCTCAAGAGTACTGGATTTGAAGATATGTTTTGTACGATTGGTAAACAATATGTTGAGAATGAGTTTGCAAGAAACTTTCATTTTGAATACAAACCAGATCAACACAAAGTTACAACAACACTACAATCTGCATGGGTAGTTAGTCAATACCAAGATGAGTACAACCCTGTGCATTATCATACCAAGTGTGAGATTAGTGCTGTTTTGTATTTAATCGTACCAGAGTTTCAACCAAGAGGCCTCAAAGGTAAAAATCATATTGATGGTGCCATTGAGTTTATACATGGAACAGTAGATCACAGTCTACTTTCTGCTGGTACATTCTTAACTGTGCCACAGGTAGGACATATGTTGATGTTCCCATCAACACTACTACATACAGTATATCCATTTAAGGGTAACGAAGAAAGACGTTCACTTGCGTTTAATCTAAATTACAAACTTGACATATGACGTATCATATGTTATACTATATTTACATAATTGAAAAGGAGTAACACATTATGGAAGCAGCAATACTACTAGGACTACTAGGTTATGGTGTTCATCAGTACTTAGGTCACGATGATGAATCAAAACAATCACCTCAAGCAGTTTATAGTTCTCAAACTACCGAAGAAATTGCAAATTTTGGAACTAACGATGTCAGTCTTGCACAGATTGATTGGTCTAAAAAAGGTAACTTTACAGTTGGAGAATCTAGTGAAAATGGTGTGCAGTGGGTATTTATCACTAACTAAAATATTTACGTTAGTTATTCTTACAATAATTCTAGTTATGGCATCGTGTGGTTTAGCCCCTGCCTGTGGTATACTTACTTAATGAAATTCTATACAAACATTACTCAATGGGGTAATCAACTTCTACTGCGTGAAGTGGTCAATGGTGAACGTCTTGTCCGTAAGGTAAAGTATTCACCAACCCTTTACGCTCCTGTTGGTTCGCCTACTTCTTACAAAACTCTTGATGGTAAGTATGTAACACCTGTTACACATGAAACAATCAAGGAAGCAAAGGAGTGGGTTGACAACTATAAGAACCAGCCTGATTTAGTTTATGGTAGTACCATGTATGCGTACAACTATATTGCTGATGAGTATCCTAACAGAGTGGACTATGACATTGACAAGATATTGATTGTAACAATTGATATTGAGGTTCAGTGTGAGAATGGTTTCCCTAATCCTAAAGATGCGGCTGAGCCATTGTTGTCTATTACGGTCAAGAACCACCAAAGTAAAAAGTTTGTTGTGTGGGGTGTCGGTAAGTTTGTGAATAATCGTGAAGATGTAACCTATGTCGAGTGTAGTGATGAACTACATCTGATTAAGGAGTTTCTTGTCTTTTGGGAAAACCATCAGCCTGATATCATTACTGGTTGGAACACAGAGTTCTTTGACATACCTTATCTGTGTAATCGTATCGAACATCTGTGTGGTGAGGATGAAGTCAAACGTCTGTCACCTTGGAGAAGTGTATTCTCCAGAGAAGTGTTTCAGATGGGTCGTAAGCATCAGATATATGATATTCAAGGTATTGCTCATCTAGACTACTTTGACCTGTATCGTAAGTTTACATATACCGCACAGGAATCCTATCGTCTTGACCATATTGCTTTTGTTGAACTAGGTGAACGCAAAGATGGTAATCCATACGAAACATTTAGTGAGTGGTATCAGAAAGACTTTCAGTCGTTTATCGAATACAACATCATGGATGTGGAAATCGTTGACAAACTAGAAGACAAGATGAAACTGATTGAACTGTGTCTGACTATGGCCTATGATGCTAAGGTCAACTACATGGATGTTCTTGGTTCAACGAAGTATTGGGATATACTAATATACAACTATCTGCGACAAAAGAACATTGTGATTCCACAGAAGAAACACAGTGAGAAGGCAGAGAAGTTTGAGGGTGCATATGTGAAAGAACCACAAGTTGGTATGCACAAGTGGGTTATGTCCTTTGACCTTAACTCGTTGTATCCTCATCTAATCATGCAGTATAATATTTCACCAGAGACATTGTATGGCCAAGATAAGGTCAAGGATATGTCTGTGGACAAACTACTAGATAGAAAGGTAGATACTTCTATACTCAAGGGTGTGACACTAACACCCAATGGTGCGTTGTTTAAGACCGATAAACAGGGGTTTCTACCAGAGATCATGCAGACTATGTATGATGATCGTGTAAAATACAAGAAACTCACATTACAGGCGAAACAAGAATATGAAAACACTAAAGACCCTAAACTACTCAAGGATATATCAAAGTATAACAACATCCAGATGGCTAAGAAAATCTCTCTCAATAGTGCATATGGTGCTATTGGTAATGCTTACTTTCGTTACTATGATCTTCTGGTCGCTGAAGCAATTACTACTTCTGGTCAGTTATCCATTCGTTGGATTGAGCGTGCTGTTAATCAGTATCTTAATAAAGTGCTTGACACCACTGACAAGGATTATGTTATTGCGTCAGATACAGATTCAATATATGTTACTTTTGACGAACTGGTTAATAAAGTCTTTCCAGATGGAAAGGAAACTTCAAAAATCGTCACATTTCTGGACAGTGTGGCTAGAGATAAAGTTGAACCGTTTATTGAGAAAAGTTATCAGTCTTTGCATCAGTATGTAAACTCATACGAACAGAAGATGGAGATGTCCAGAGAAGTCATTGCTGACAAGGGTATCTGGACTGCAAAGAAACGATACATTCTTAATGTGTGGAACAATGAGGGTGTCGAGTATAAAGAAGCACAACTCAAGATTATGGGTATTGAGGCAGTCAAGTCATCTACTCCTGCTCCTTGTCGTGAAAAAATTAAACAAGGTCTTAAAATAATTATGAATGGTGATGAGAAAGAACTAAATACTTTCATACAGAATTTTCGTGAGGAATTTATGCAACTTCCACCAGAGGATATTGCATATCCACGGTCAGTAAACGGTTTAGGTAAGTTTAGTGACCCTAATCAAATGTTTGCGAAAGGCGCTCCCATCCATTGTAAGGGAGCAATACTATACAATCATCTTGTCAAGAAGAACAAGCTTGGTAACAAGTATCCTTATATTCAAGAAGGAGATAAGATTAAATTTATTAATCTTAAACAACCTAATCTGTACCAGTGTAGTGCTTTCTCTTTTATTACAAGTTTACCAAAAGAATTAGATATGCACAAGATGATTGACTACGACACACAATTTGAAAAGTCATTTATTGAACCACTTAATGTTATTGTCTCTAAGATTAACTGGTTAGTTGATAGAAGTTATGGAACACAAGGATCATTAGAGGAGTTTTTCACATGATTGATTTTGGTATAACTGTAGCAGTAATAGGATTGTATGTGTGTGCTCATATACTATACTGTAAAGAACTTTGTTACTACGACAAGAGAGGAATAGGTGCTTGGATATTCCTAGAAAAACCAATTCAAAAAAAACATTGACATACAATGAAAATTGTAGTATTATATAAAGATTATATTATGGAGAGAAAAACGTGGAAACATTTTTATGGGTGGAGAAATACCGCCCCAACACTATTCGTGACTGTATACTACCAGACGATCTAAAGAAAACCTTTGGACAGTTTGTTGCAGATGGTCACATACCTAACATGATTCTATCGGGTGGGCCAGGTGTCGGTAAGACAACTGTTGCAAAAGCGATGATTAATGAAATAGGTGCGACATACATGATGATCAATGGTTCAGAAGAATCTGGTATTGATGTCCTACGAACCAAAATCAAGAACTTTGCATCTACTGTATCTCTTGAAGGTGGACGTAAGTATCTAATCATAGATGAGGCAGACTATCTTAACGCACAGTCCACACAGCCTGCATTGCGTGGGTTCATGGAAGAGTTTCACAAGAACTGTGGTTTTATTCTTACTTGCAACTACAAGAACAGACTGATACCACCATTACACTCACGTTGCTCTGTCGTGGACTTTATCATACCATCAGAACAGAAACCTAAACTTGCACAGAGGTTCTTTGCAAGAGTGGGTGACATACTGACTGAAGAGAAGGTAGAGTTTGATCCTAAGGCGGTTGCAGAACTACTCAACAAGTTTTTCCCTGACTGGCGTAGAGTACTCAACGAACTACAACGATATTCTGTGTCAGGTAAGATTGATGCTGGTGTTCTGGTTAATCTATCTGAGACAAACATCAATGAACTGATGATCTCTTTGAAGAACAAGGAGTTTACAGATGTTCGTAAGTGGATTGTACATAATCTAGACAATGACCCTGTTCGCATCTTTAGACGCATCTACGACAGTCTGTATGACCATGTAGACGGTTCTACGATACCTCATGTGGTAGTCATACTTGCAGAGTATCAGTACAAGGCCGCATTTGTATCTGATCAGGAAATTAATCTACTTGCGTGTCTTACAGAGATTATGGGTCAGGCGAAATTCAAATGAGTATAGACACAAAGAAGATTGCATTTCTAGAAGAGATAGAGGCAAACAACAAGTCTCATTCTGGTGCGACACTAATGGATCATCTCATAGGGGTTCACGATATACTGATGGGATGGGATGCACCACAGTATCTACAAGATGCTGGTTTGTTTCATTCAGTATATGGAACTGTTGTGTTCCAGTATGAAAGTACACAGGATCGGGATGCAGTAAGAGAGTTGATTGGTGAACAAGCAGAAGAACTTGTATGGGAATTTTCTCTACTAGAAATGCCTAGACTTGAAAACATTTATATGATGACTGAAAGTCAATTAAAGGAAGACCTGTTGATACTAACTAAGGCCAATAGTTTAGAACAAAGTCAAAGAAAACCTCTTGCACCTATGATGTCATGGGGAGAAGCATATGACCTATGAGTTAAAAGACTATCTAAACGCAATCAACCATGAGAAGAAGAATCTCATGGACACAGACGATGAGATGTGGGAGAAGAAGTATCCTGCCTTTATCGTAAACAAGTGCATTGCACCATTTCCAGACACTATCCACCTAGTGAATGAGATGAATCTGCACAATCACCTAGACAAGAAACTTCAGTTTGACTTTCTCCTAAATAGTATACGAACAAGGAAACGATTTACTCCTTGGATGAAGGCGAGTAAACAAAAAAATCTAGAGTATGTTAAAGAGTATTATGGTTACAATAATGAAAAAGCAAGGTCAGCTCTTAAAGTACTTAGTGATGAACAGATAAAGGCTATCAAAGATAGTTTGGATAAAGGTGGAAGAAACAATGGAAAGTATTAACTGGTCACAGGAGCAGATGCTAGAGGTCGTACTAAAAGAACCAGACGATTTTCTAAAGATACGAGAGACTTTATCTCGCATAGGTGTCGCCTCCAGAAAAGAACGTAAATTATACCAATCATGTCACATACTGCACAAACAGGGTAAGTACTTCATAGTACACTTCAAAGAACTGTTTGCACTAGACGGTAAGAAGACAAACCTATCAGAAAACGATATCGCAAGACGCAACACCATTGGTAAGTTGCTCGGTGATTGGGGATTAGTGGAAGTAAAAGGTGAATTAGAACCTATTGCACCACTTAGTCAGATCAAGATCATTTCATTCAAAGAAAAGGATGAATGGGAACTTGAGACAAAATACAACATTGGCAAGAAAAGGGAGCTATAATATGAGTTGTATAGAACATGAAATGCTAGACGCATTAAGAAGTAAGTATGATGCAGAATACAGAGAAGCAGCAGTCACTCTTAGAGTGTATCTGAACAATCCTGTTGCAATCGGTGAACATCCTCAACACATAGAAGAGATGGATACACTGATTGACAAGATGGCGACTGCAAAGGACAAACTAGACGCACTTGAAGCCGTCTATCCATCCACACCAGAAACCCCCGAAAAACAAGTCCTAAATGGATGAAGACCCCGAAGTTCTTGCGTCACGACTAAACTCAGTGCTAAACGAGTTAAAAGGAGTGATGCAAGAACGTAAGGATCGTATAGAAGAATTACGCAATCAAATTATCATGTTAGAAAATGATAATGATGACATGGCAAATCGTGTCAACGAACTTATAATGGATGCATTTTAATAATCTATTTTTCCTCTTGACAAAACTGCTAAATAGTAGTATACTTATATTAAATGATTAGAGGATTGCACAGTTGAAATATTTCAGATACACACTAGATGACTTACACAAGTCAGCAGACAAAAAACTATTCAATTACATTACATTCTTTGCTGGTGGCGGTGGTTCGTCATGCGGCTACAAACTTGCTGGTGGCGAGGTCTTATTCGTCAATGAGTTTCAACAAGTCGCAATGGATGACTATCTCGCAAACTTTCCAGATACACCACATCACATTACTGGTGATATCAAAGATGTAACTGGTAAACAAATCATGGAAATGACAGGACTCAAGGTAGGTGAACTAGACCTACTTGATGGCAGTCCACCTTGTCCACCTTTCTCAATGTCTGGTACTAAACAGAAGGGTTGGGGTAAGGAGAAGACAGCCTATGGTATGAAACAAAAGAATATTGAAGATTTGACTTGGGAACAGATTCGTATCGCTGGTGAGATGATGCCAAAGGTAATCGTGTGTGAGAATGTCAAAGGTTTGACTATGGAGTATGCATCTGAACACCTTGCACGAATGGTCAACGACTTTGAAGCACTAGGTTATACCACTGTTTACAAGGTGCTCAAGGGTCATGAGCATGGTGTACCACAAAAACGTGAACGTGTGTTCATCGTGTCAGTTAGAAACGATGTACTTGACGCAATCAATATGCCATTCATGTGTGTAGCGGGTGAAGTGTTCCCTGCCCCTGAGTCAACCTTTGTTGACATTCGTGGTGCGATTGATGATCTCCAACTAAATAATGAGAACAAAGTAGAGGCACACGAACTCGTAGAGGCGATGAAAAAGAGTGCAAAGTGGAAGTGGATGAAACGACTTCCAAAGAATCCAGACAGAGTAGTGTCTGTAGGTGATGATGTAGTAGGGCCTTGGTATGATAAGGTTATACGGCATCGTGCAAAGTGGGGTAAGACGATACCAGAAAAAAAGACTTCATTCTTTCAGTCTCGTAGAGTTCCTTGGAATCAGGCATCACATACGTTATCAGAACAGGGATTACAAACAAGTCTTGCAGTGCATCTGCATCCAGAAGAAGACAGAGTGTTTACAACCAGAGAGTCTGCTCGTATTATGACACTACCAGACGATTACATTTTTACTGGAACACTCAATCAGAACCTTGCAAGGATCGGACTTATGGTTGCACCATTACAGATGAAAGACCTTGCAGACAATATATACAATAACATACTCAAGCCTTATAAGGAGTCACAACAATGAACTACATCACAGTAAGTAAAGACTTAGGAAAGAAAGAAACCTTTGACACATGGAACGGTAAGTTTCTTGATGAATCGTCATATGACCAAGTAGTAAAGGTTACAGACGAAGACACCGCTGTGATGAAACCTGTTGTATCACTTGATGGGTCAGACGTTCCTCTTGCGTATGTCATTACTAACGCATATGGTGATGACTCTGTACGAAACACTCTTATGAACATACAAGACGTATCAGTGATGAGAGCTAACTGTTCAGGCCCTATACTGGAAGAAGATATGCTTGCAAAAGGTCTGGTCAAGGACGTAGACTATAGACTACGCACACCAAACTCGTATCAGTTAAAGACTGGCAGTGGTAAGTGGGGTATGATTGCATACAGTAACGAAATACATTCTGTAATGATCGGACACAAACGTGGTAGATTCACTGGTGGTATTGATGTCTCAGGATGGGTAAAGGACAATCCAAAAGAATGGGAAGAACTACAGGTTATCTCATACTGGAATGAACTTGCATTTAAAAAGGCAAACACAGAAATATACGAGAAACAGAAGGCCTTCTGTGACACCTATATCGAACCAGAATATCGTATCGGTGGTGGTATCTTTACAACATTGTCTGCAAATCGGTATCATGTATCAATGTCAAGTAAGATGGGTGCTCATGTAGACTCTGGTGATCTCAACGCTGGTATGACCACTATGAGTTGTTTTCGTGAAGGTGACTACAAAGGTGCGTATCTGGTATTCCCACGATACGGCATCGCAATAGACGCACCAGACAATTCAGTCATCATAGCTGACAGTAACGAGATACATGGTGTCACGCAGATAGAAGGAAACGGACAACGATTCACTTGTGTTGCGTATTGTGACAATAGACTTGCAACCAAGGGAGTAGCAGGTAAATCGGAACGTAAGATAGGACGATTCGCTGCCAAGGAGAGTGGCTCATTAGAAGAGTTCATGTAATATGAGTAACAACAAATACACAGAAGACATGACTGGCACAGGACAGCATATAAACTATCCTAATGCGTTAATAAAACATTTATGTATTCATTGTAAGACTGTACAGTATATACCAACCAAACTACGCAAACTAGTGAGTAGAATGTATTGCTATGTGTGTGGAAAGAAAATAGAAGAGAGAGAGTAACATGGAAATACTATTGTTATTAGTAGGATACAAGATTATGGAAGTAATGACCAAATGGGATGGAATGGTCTGTGTATCTGGATGTAATTACCTCTGATGATGATGAGTCCTATAGGATTATCATGTATAGCCAATAGATGGTATGTGTTCTATAGTACAGGAGAGAGTAAGAAAGTGTGTTATCTGTGGAGATATGCACCTAAAGACTTTCGATCATGGTATCTGTATAGAAGAGAGATGATTAAACACATAGGATTCAAAGATATACTGCCATGATAATACTTAGACTGTTTGGATCAGTGATATATGCATGGTTAATCTCTGTGATAGGTGTAATATACTTGGGAGAGATAGTAGAGAACAAGAATGTATTTGAGGAATTTCTTGTTGCCCTACTGTGTATTTGGGTATATATGGGATATCATGGGATTAGCGGACACTTTAATAAAAGGTTAAAATAAACATAGAGTTTCAGTGATTAGTGTCTGTTACTTATCGAAATAATTTCCACACATACTCAAAATATATCAAAGAAAATGCAAATAAATGCAAGAAAGTACTTGACATTCTCAGAGAATCGTGTATAATAGTACTTGTAGTTAATGATGAGAAGGATTGATTCGTATGCTTTATGATAATGTTGATATGGTATGTTCTCAAGGAATGTACAACAATAAGAAGTCTAATGTCGCTGGACTAGACCTTTACTATGGCCCAGAGAACAAGATGGAGTTACCTTGTGATACCTGTGACCTTATGGAACAGTGTGCAGCTAATATGACAGAGTGTTCTGCGTTTAAGTCATGGACAACCAATGGAGAGTACGATTCGCAGAAGGTAGGTAAACTACTCAAGAAGACTGCATAGATTATCCTAGTAAATACAGTGACTTACATAGGGGGTTGACAATGCCAGTATTATGTGTTACACTGTATAGACAATGAGAGATGAGGGTTTGACATGACATAGCAAGAGTTCGGGAACTGACTTCCACCGCTGACCTTTCGGAAGGATGTCTATAGTTCTTATGTAATTGGTTGCCACTGTAGGACTTCTGGTTAGTCAGGGCTGCAGTGGACTGATGTTCCTCTGTAAATACAATCAAGCAGAGTTTAATTAGAGTAGAGTAGTAGAACAACCATTAAGGTTGGTATGGGTCACAGTAAAGTTCCACAACGGTGGTGTGACGGTGATGTTGGTTGTTTTCCTCTTACTCTGGGGGGTTAGGTATGTCCTGGCCCCCTACCCCTTTATACTGAGAGTCTTTACCTAATCTATAAATGTAATAAGTATCCAAAGGAATATTTCGATGAAAGAATTAATTGAAGTTAAGTTAATTGACCTACCTGATTTAGATGTTGATCCGTATCAAGGTCAACCTCAGCACGAACAGATGCTTCGCAAAGAAAGAGATGAACACGCAAATCGACTTAGAGATGCAATCAATCGTCCTTCCCCCTATTACTCTATAGTATTCCGATGAAGATATCTACTCTAACTAAATGGTTATTCAGACTCTACATTGTGTGGAGTATCTGTGTAGACATAATGATACTTGGTGGTATAGTGTATCTTCTATTAGGCTCCCCCCTAAATCTGAGCAACTTTTAATTGCACTTCCCTATTGACTCTATAGGATATGTGTGT